TGGCTCCATCCATTGTAATCACTGTAAACTAAAAACTAACTCAATGTATAACTAACTACGCTCGGATCAACAATCCATAAGAGCGTCGTACACCATTAAGACGAGTGAGTCGTCAAAATGTTGCAGCGGATAGTACCAAGATCGCAACTCTCGCCAGTTCCCACAGCCTTCATAAGCTAGAATCAACGCTTCTCCACGTGGAAAATCTCAAACCGCCACGTGGAAAAAGAAAATTCTCCACGTAGGCGCGAATCATTTCCTCCGAAGTTTCATTTGATTCCTCCGAAGTTTTATTTCTCGCCCACGTGGAGAATAAAAAATAGCCACGTGGCTGTTTGACATTTGCCACGTGGCTATCCCAGCACCGCCTAAATGAAAAGTGCGGTGGCTTGACCGAATAGAGTAGGAAGGTCGTCTTGACAGTTCCTTATGACTACCTTATCTACGTATCTCAAAGCGTGTCACTAGGTCGCCAGCTTGTAAGATGTAAGCTCCCTCGAGGAGGTGTGACACATCTAGCGTGTTCCCTGGAGATGAGATAGTAAAGAGTAGCTCTCCAGCCATCGTATAGCAAGCAACGCTAGAGATACTCGGATCTGTCAGGTAGAGGGTCTCTGAGGTGATAGTCGGATAGACGATAGGCTTGCTTGACAGCTCTAGCTGATCTATACTCTGGGCATCAGCTCCGCTGTAGGGAGCGTACTTCCTATCATTCGTGTAGTAGAGTACAGTCCAATTTTTATCTCGAGCGACTTGAACAGCATCCTTGCTACAGACATTCTCCTCTAGAGGATAGGTCTCATCATATACGGCTATTTGAGCCGGCTTGTCGGCACTAGCGTTAGCAGTAGGTAGAGACTTGGCTAGAGCTAGCATCTGCTCCTTAGATATTTTGTTATTCTCTAGGTAAAGCTTATGAGCCGATGGGCAGGCGGAGAAGTCTAGGGCAGTGATCTCATTGAGGTAACACTTAAGAATCTGGAGAGCTGTCAAGGTGGAGAGGTCTAGACTTTGGAGTTTATTGCGCTCGCAATAGATGGTGTTGAGCTTGGTGCATCCAGTCGTAATCAACTTCGTGAGCTGATTGTAGCCACGGCTCACTCCTTGTAGTTGCTTATTGGCCGATAAGTCGAGCGAAGTCAGACCACAGTTCGTACACTCTAGAGCCTTTAGAGCTGTCGCTCCCGAAGTGTTGAACTCGGTAAGAGGATTTTCGGAGCAGACGAACTGTTTGAGTGCTGAGTTATTTGCCAGGTCGATCTTAGATAGCTTATTCTCTGAGCAGTTAACCCAAGTAAGCTTCTCGCACTTTGAGATGTCGAGAGAGGTCAGTTGGTTCTTATGGCAGAAGATCATCGTCAGTTGAGGCGCATTGCTAAAGTCTAGATGGGTAAGCTCATTCTCCTCGCAGTCGATGCGGTCGAGATAATTAGCGTGGTCAAACGTGATGTCCGTCACCCCATTCTTAAAGGTCGCTAGGTACTTGACAGGGCCTGTGATTGTTACAGTCTGATCAGTCAACGCATACTTCCTCCAGTCCTGCTCGAGGATAGGAGAGGATAGTCCCGTGGCTTGCACCTCTACGGCATCTTTAGAGACGACCTTCATATAGACAGAGTCTCCGATGTTGAACTTCGTCTGTATGGTGATAACCTGCTGCTCCTGAGCTCGTAGACTCATCGAGGTAGCTCCGCATAGCGTGATGACTAGTCCAGCCATAAGGCGCCAGATATTTGTATGGTAATAGTTGTATGACATTGTAGTATGGTTTTGGATTGTTAGAGAGAAAAGAGCTGTCCGTCACAACCTGAGACGGAGAGGAGGTAGTGTCCACGTAGCCACCCCTCTGTAGAGATAGCAAATCGTGTAGAGGGTATACCGCTACGCTGGTAGTGGCAGGCACCCTGTAGATCGAAGATGGTTATCGTGGCTCCTAGAGGCACTTGGTCTATGACTAGCTCTCGGTCGTATAGCGAGAGCTGTGGCAGACTTAGTGTCACATCGGGGCGCATCACAGCATTATCTTGAGACCCTTCGTAAGGTACGCCAAAGCCCCCGTTAGCTCCGCCACGAGAGTCCATAGCATCCCAACCCAACTTCTTGAGGAGGGCGACCTGCTCCACGGTACAGACGTTGGTATCCTTAGCCTCTTTAGTGTCGACAACCATAAAGATGCCACGATGATCCATAGCCGTACGATCTGGAAGCGTCTGACAGATGGTCGTAAGAGTAGCGCCTTGAAGATTATTCCCCTGACAAGCGACCTCGTCGAGTTCAGGATTGCTGGAGAAGTCTAGCTTAGTAATCTGATTGTACTCGCAGAGGACCTTAATGAGTAGCGGACATGGTGAGGTGTCAATCTCAGTAAGTTTATTCTCAAAGCAGTACAGCCATCTTAGATTGCTGAGTCCAGTCAAGTCTATCGACTTTAATCTGTTTTGATAGCATGAGATCTCAAAGATCTCTTTACAGCCTGTCATAATAAGCTCTTCGAGATCGCACTGTACGCAGTTGAGTCTACCGAGTTGAGGGCAAGGAGAGACATCGAGTCGCTTCAGTGGATTGCTCTCGCAAAAGAGCAACATAAGCGACTTGCAGGCAGTCAAGTCCAATGAGGTGAGTTGATTTCCCTGACAGCCTAATCCCTCAAGCTTTGGACACTGTGAGAGATCGATAGAGGTGATATTACACCCATAGCAATAGACTTGGCTGAGTTTGCCCTCTATGGCAAAGGTCTGAGCCGTCACCTCATAGGTAGACTCTTTGTCATACACAATCTTTCCCTTGAGACCATTTATTGTAATGTCAGACCCAGAGAGTGTTAGCTTTAGCTTACTCCCTATAGGTGCTGTCGTAATTGCTACAAAGCGATCTGCCCACGCTCCCTGCGTCAAGAGAGAGAGTAGTAGCATCAATAAGATGCTACGACGAGATACTAGTGCTTTCATATAGTCAGCGTATCGTGATAGTACCTCTTACTCGACATCCTTAAAGGGACGTATTCCGAATTTGAACAGATTGGAGTTGTAGCTTATATAGGCCATCTGAGGAATATAAGCGATCGTCCACACGAAACCAGTCTGCTCTTCGTGTGGGCTACTAGTCCAGTAAAAAGCGCCAGCTCCCATAACCTCTGCGTGCTTCTGTGGGTGATAGTATACAGCTGACGGTAGGATCCGGATGACATCATCTTGATCGTCTTTGCTCCAAAACTCTTCCGTTGCAATGTCATCGATAGTCCCCGTATAGTCGCTACCAAGGTAACGGACGGTAATCTTAAGATGTGCATCTAGACTCCCTATCTGATGCTGCCCGACTACCTCATAGCGATATGCCGCTAGGAGACTATTCTCCGTTGCTACTGGGAAGTCTGGATGCATCTCTGTAGTCCCTCGCTTGAAGCGTAGGGCATAGCTCACCTTGCTCCCCTTTATGGACTTATAGTCTGAGAGGTAAGAAGCCTTGACACTACCCACCTGTATGGCCTCTGGGACATCTGTGTAGGACTTGTTAGTGCCAAACATTATGTAAATCTCATACTTGGGGCCAAATGACGGCATCAGCACAGCTGCTTCATACCGAGTGGGCGTATGATAACCTGCAGGGCATACAGTGCCTACCTCGTCAAAAGCATAGTAGCCCGACGCATCATTGCTCTGGCTAGTGGCAAAAGTTCCTGCCTCCTTACCTACATTATACTCCGCCACATACTCTATACCCATCATTGGTCTTGCAGGGGTCTCCTTGACCAGCTCGAAGCGAATGCTGTCGATCTGATCTAGAGGCATCTCAGTGACCTGACTTTGCTGATAGATGCGTAGGTGCGTAGGCGGATTAGTTTGCTGTCCCCAAGCTGGCTGTAGGCTATAGAGGAGAGATAGCGCTACGAAAAGCGACAAGTAATACTGTTTCATACGATTGATATTGTATATAGGTGAATTGTCTAGTGCTAGAGGGTAGGGTAGGAGCCTTCTTAGTTATGGAAAGCTATGTACTCCGCCTTTATAGGGGGGAAGAAACGGAATGTCCTTTTAGGAGATGCAGGAGAAAGGGCGTGGAAGTGCGATGAATAAAGGGTTTGAGGGGAAAAGGAGCTCAGCGGTGGTGTTGAAACGAAATGTGCATTTCGGTTGATTTGAGGTTGATTTTCGGGTGAGCGTCCGAGAGCGTTCGATTGGATTATGTTGATTGGATAGGAAGGGGTGCGAATAAGGCACTAAAAGGGGTAGATAGGTAGTAAGCCGAAGGACGAATAAGAAGCCCACAAGGCACGCTATAAGCGACTTTGTGGGCTTCTTCTTTGGGGTATTGAGAGCGGTGTTCGAGGAGCGTTTACGTGGCGTTCAAAAAGGGATAAATGGAGGGGTAATTTGGGGTGTTTGGGATGAGATATTCGGACACTTTTCGGAGGGTAATAAGATTACAAAAACGCTTAGGGGATGCACTTAGGGGATGCAAAATGGAGTTTAGGGGATGCATTGAAAAGGGTCGAGCAAAAACGAAATGTCCTTTTAGGGGATGCGAATGTGAGTTTAGGGGATGCATCGTGAAATGTTAAAACAAAAACGGAATGTCCCTTTAGGGGATGCATTTTGCGTTTAGGGGATGCAGTAGAGCGTACTTTTTTGACCAGTACGGAGGGGGTAAAGGTACTTAAAGGGGTATATAATGGCACTTTTTGGACGGTAAAAGGGGGGTAAATGACAGGTAAAGGACACTTATCTGCCGTTACTGTATTTGTGTATTTATCTAGTTGTTAGCGAGATATGAGATTTTACTGTATGGAAGTAGGGGTAAATGGTGTGACCGCACATAAAAAGAGGCTCCATATATTGGTCTGATGGAGCCTCTGTGCGTTGTGCTTGTAGCCACTGCAAGTGCGTAGCATTACACTATAGAGTGGAAGTGAATTGAGAGCTTGACAAGTGCAAGGCGACGTATGGCAGAGCGAGGTATATCAACTGGATCATAGCTAGGATTGAGAGAATGAAGAGCCACATAAGCTTCACCAAGGTCGCTCTTGCGAATTATCTTACAGACCAAGTATTCGTCAAAGTCAATAGCATAGGCAATAATAAAGATGTCTCCAAAGAGGATATGTTCGACTTCGTGCAGTATCTTGAATGCAATGATGTCGCCAGCTTGGATTGCAGGAGCCATCGAGTCTCCAACGACACGGACAGCTCCATCACACCTAGGAGCATTGGGGATGCTTATTGTGCCTTGTATATATTGAGCGGAGTTATCAATGTTTTCTAGGATTCCTCCTGTTGCTTCATAGGAATAAAGGGGAATGTCCTGCGACTCCAATCTTGGTTCTTGTTGCTTTGGATAGTAAAGAGAGTGAGTGTCGCTTACGGATACGGCTGTCTTCTCCAATTCTTCCTTGGGGTGTTGTCGGAGCATTGATCCCTCTCCCGTAATGAGCCAATCTGGGGAGATGTTCGCATTTGCAACAATTCTCTCGATAACGTCATACGAGGGTTTGCTTTGCCGTTTCCCCGTATAGCCAGAGACTACGCTAGGCTTAACACTAATAGCTTCAGCAAACTTGTTAGTGCTTCCTTCGTACAGCTCCTTTATGATAGCCTTGATTCTCTCGTTTATCTCCATTGTCAATACACATATGCGAAATACCTCCTCCGAAAAGTTGCACAGTTCGCAAAAGCTAACTATCTTTGCAGTGGGGTAACTGTTTTACCTCGCCACAAAGATACGGAAATGCAATGTTCTAGACTATAAGACGATGAGAAGAATACTGATAGACAAGGAGGGGAGAGCCAAGTTGCGGAGCTTGTTTGGTGTAAGCAATAAGACCATAAGCTTTGCTCTCTGCTACCGAAGCCATAGCGATTTAGCTCGCAAGATCCGTGCTACAGCCTTGCAGTATGGAGGCAAGGCTACAGCACTTGATGTGGATACTATCTACAGCAAAAACTGTGTAGTACAACGCTATGGAGGGAGCGTTGAGCTACGTATCAATCTCGATACAGCTGTATCTACTCTCTGCAAGGCTGAAGAAGAGGTAAAAGTGGTTCGGAATACCCAAATCAAGGATTTGCTAAAGCTCCAAGAGCGTGCGAATCGTATCGCCTTAAGCAGCGAGCAATGAAATACGTATCCGCTAATAGCAACTCTCACTAGCGAAATAGATATGGAATACCACGACAATAAGCTCAGTGCCACCTTCGAGGAGATTACCGAAGGAGATGATCCAATAATGCGTCTTGGCACGCTCAAGAGTAAGCTCTCTCGTGGCTTGGTGCAGTACGCAAGGAGGGCAAAAGGTCGTGGGGTGAAGGCGTTGATAGATGTAATGACGATGCCGAAAGAGATACAGCAGGAGCTTATTACCCGATATGGCTTGCCCGAGAAGCCCACCTTGAAGGCGGAAGTGGTAGAAGTGGCGAGGGACGTGAAAGCCCTCAACTACTTCAATCAGTACCGCTATTATAATGGACAAGGGGAAGAGCAGAGCTTGCCTAGCGACATAATCCTTGAGTATACCCTCAATGCAAGCGTCCTCAATGTTCTCATTCAGGAGGAAAAACGGCTTCGGGCAATGGGTAATAAGCTCAATAACAACCGCACCGATATAGGGGGCATCCTCTTATCTCTCTCGGAAGCCTTACGGAGGGAATACGGACACAACTTGCCTGCTAGTGAAAGACGACTCAGAGAGAAGCTCCGAGACTATAAAAAGAAGGGCTATGCGACCCTCATTAGCCGAGCAATGGGCAATAGTAATAGCACGAAGATTACCGAAGAGGCTGGCGAGTATCTCGTAGCCCTGAAGCTATCGAAGCTCCCCACCCTCTCCCACGAAGATATATTGGAAGCCTACAACTATAAGTGTCAGGAGACTGGCTGGAAACCCCTCGAGAGTATACAGGCTCTCCGCAACTACCTCTATAGCCCAGCGGTGAAGCCGAAGTGGTATGGAGGTCGAGTGGGAGAACTCACCGCCTATCAAGTCTATGGCTACAAGCATAAGACCACGATGCCTGAGAAGCGAGATGCCCTTTGGTACATTGACGGTACGAAGCTCAACCTATACTATAATAAGGAGGGGAAACTTGCCACGGCAATGGTCGTAGAGGTGATAGATGCCTATAGCGACTGCCTCCTAGGGTATGCGATTACGGAGACGGAAGATTTTCAAGCTCAGTATAGAGCTGTGCGGATGGCTCTTGAAAAGGCTGGACACCGCCCTTATGAACTTGTCCACGACAATCAGGGTGGACAGACCAGCAAGGTTGCTAAGGAGTGGTTCGACCGCATCGCTTTAGTACATCGCACCACGCAACCTAATAGACCCCAAAGTAAAACCATTGAGAACCTCTTCGGACGCTTCCAGCAAGAGGTGCTAAAACGAATGCCGTGGTTCACGGGGGCAAACGTCACTGCTAAGAATGATGAAAACCGCCCCGACCTCGAGTGGATAAAGGCAAACCTCAACCTCCTACCTCGAAGCCTCGAGGAGCTCGAAGAGCAATACGTAGTCCTTCGAGAAGAGTGGAACCTGCGTAAGCATCACCGCACAGGGGTGGCACGTATAGAGATGTACGAGACGAGCCACAATGAGGCTCTCACCCCCTTCTCCGAAGCGGATTACGAAGCCCTCTTCCTCCTTACTCGCCCTCGCACGATACGCTTTGAGGGGCGTGGATTGGTGCTAGAGAGTGGTAAGCAGGAGTACGCCTACGATGCCTACACCGAGACCCAAAAGGGGAAGCTCCTCGTAGACTTTGAGTGGCGATTGAAAAATATCGGGCAAGAGTTCGTAGTGCGATACGACCCCGAAGACCTATCTAAGCTCTATCTCTATAAGGAGACTGCCAACGGACTACGCTTCGAACGGATTGTCACCAGCAAGGTGGTTGTCGCTCGAGCTATCCAAGAGCAAACTTCATCCGATGCGGAGTACATCCGCTATATCCAGCAGGCGGACAAAGAGGCACGCCTTGCCCTTGTGGTGGAGCAGAGAGCTATCACCGCTACGTGGCAGGTGGGTAAAGTGAGCCTCGCCCCCGACCCCAAAGGCACCAATGCGAAAGAACGAGAAGCCCTTGATAGGCAGGTTGACCTCCTTACCCAAGAGAAGCTACAACGTAACGAAGCAAAAGGTATCCCCACGACCCCGACACCCGAGCCAATCCCCACGACTATACCTTTGGTAACATCGAAGCAAAAGAGGAGAGCGATACAGCCCAAGGAGATTGAACCTGCTGTCGCTTACAAAAAGGAGAGCCTCCGTACGTGGGATGAAGTAGAGGTGAAGGTGGTGGAGAAGGCGAAAGAGGAATCCCTCATAGACCTGTCATACCTCATTGAAACGAAAGATGACCTCAAACAACGAATCAGAGATAAGTACTAATCCAATGAGAAATTAGAAATGAGGAATGAGAAATTAAGAGCTAGCGAAATGTCAATAGCCAACGACCAACAGCTAATATAACACGATATGGATAGACAACGTATAATCAACCAGCTACAACGCTATGTAAAGAAGGCAGGGAGCCAATCAAAGGCTTCCACGATGCTAGGCATCGGCAAGAGTACCGTCAGTATAATGCTGGCGGGTGACCCCGAGGGGAAGGTAAGCGAAGAGATGTGGCGAGAAGTGGAAGCCAAGACCAAGCCAGCCTCGGGGAGCCAAGGGTGGAACCTTGTCGAGACTGGGGTCTACAAGGAGATCACCCAAGTAATGCAGGACGTGCAGATGGAGGCAGGCTGTACTTGGATAGTCGCTGACGCTGGAAGTGGTAAGAGTACCACGGCACGCCACTACACCGAGATGCACCCCAATGCCCATTATATCCTCTGTGCCGATATGGTGCGGAGCGAATTTCTGCAAGAAGTGGGGCGATGCATCGGGCTGAAGCTCGTCGGGAGCAACCTGCGTCGTCACCTCTTGGAGATAGTTGATAGGCTCACCACGGAAGAAGCTCCTATCCTCATTTTCGATGAGGCAGACAAGCTCACTGATGGGGTCTTCAACTACTTCGTACAGTTCTACAATATGCTCGAGGATAAGTGCGGACTGGTCTTCCTATCCACGGCAAGCATCTCCCAACGAATGCAACGAGGACTTCGCAATAACAAGCGTGGCTATGCTGAGTTCAACAGTCGCTTGGGGCGACGCTTCTTCGAAACGGAGCCTGTCTCCACCCAAGATGTCTATGCAGTATGTCGGGGGAATGGTATCCACGATGAGAAGACTTTGGCAAGTATCATACAAGATGCCACCAAGTACGACAACGACCTCCGAAGGGTAAAGAAAAGAGTGAGAGCCATTACCAATTAGTAATTAGCAATTAGTAATTGAGATGAAACGAGCCTACAGCCCCAAGCAGATATATACGATGAAGAAGGAGACCATCACCCTCTCTCCCGAGTGGCAACTTGCCTTCGGCACCCCCGAGGTGCTGGGGACGTGGTTCGTATGGGGGCAGAGTGGCAATGGCAAGAGTAGCTTTATGATGCAACTTGCTCGGGAGTTATGCCTCGCAGGCGAGCGGGTGATTTACAACAGCCTTGAGGAGGGCTTTAGCCTCTCCTTTCAAGAGCAATTGAAACGCCACCAGATGCACGAAGTGAATAGCCAGCTCTACCTCACTCAGGAGGATATGGAGGCTCTTCGCAGGCGACTTGAGAAGAAGCGAAGCCCGAGGGTAGTTATCATTGATAGTTTGCAGTATACAGGACTAGACTTCCGAAGTTACCGAGAGTTGGTGGAGGAGTTTCCTCGTCACCTATTCATCTTCTCTTGCCAAGCAAGGGGCAACAAGCCCGATGGACGCAGTGCCTGTCGCATTATGTACGACGCAATGCTCAAGATATGGGTGGAGGGCTACCGAGCCTTTTCGAAGGGTCGCTTCCTCGGTGAGCGAGGATATGTGGATATATGGAGTGATGGGGCGAAAGCTTATTGGGGAGGAGATAATGAGTAAGTACAGTGACATCTTTGCAATGATAAAGGCTCTCGGTAGCCCCCTCAGTAATGAGGAGCTAAAGGAGACGCTCGTGGAGAGCATCTCCGAAGGGCGTACCAAGAGCCTCCGAGAACTATCCGAAGAGGAGCTTCAGAGCCTCCGTACCACCCTGCAGAAGGAGACCCATAGCAAGCCTCGAGCAGGCGATAAAAGTCGCAAGAGAAAGCGTAGTGCCGTCCTCAAGCTACTTACCGATTACGGCATCGATACCCAAGACTGGGACGCAATCAACGCCTTTGTGGAGAGTCCACGGATAGCAGGGAAGCCTTTCGCACGGCTCACCAATGAGGAGCTAGAGAAGCTCCAGCGTAAGATGCGAGCGATCCTTGCTAAGAAGCGAGAAAAGGCGAAAAAGACCTCAGAGTATAAGCTCCGCAAGGAACAGTACCGTAAATACATTGACTACATAGTAAAGAGATACAACGAAGAACGCAAAAAGAGAATCAAGTAATATGGAACAAGCAACAATCAGCCCAGAGGAACTAGAAGAGTTTCGAGCCTACAAGGCAAAGAAAGAACAGGAAGCCAACCGAAAGGCACTCCGTGAAGAGTACAACGACCTAGTCGATACCGAAATCGAAGAGGCGTACAATGTCCTATCGTCTCTATCGTATGAGATGGCGAAGGCAAAGCAACGAGTCTTCGACAGCTTCCGCACCGTCATCGAAATGAAAACCGAGCAGATGGGGCTTGGTAAAGGCAAGGAGGGGGAGCAATATACCCACACCTTCACTAACTCCGACTCCACACTCCGTGTACGCCTTGGCAACTACACCCTCGACACCTATCGAGATACCGTCGAAGAGGGTATCAAGATGGTGACAACGTACATTGAGAGCCTCGCCAAGGACGACACCAGCTCCGCCTTAGTCTCTGCCGTCCTCCGACTACTCAGTCGTAATAAGATGGGACAAATACAAGCGAGCCGAGTCCTCCAGCTCCGCAAACTTGCCGAAGAGAGCGAAAACGAGACCTTCCTAGAGGGCGTGAGGCTCATCGAAGAGAGTTACCACCCTCAGGTAAGCAAGAGCTTCGTCCGTATGGACGAGAAAGATCCCGATACAGGAGAGTGGCGAGCCATCCCCCTTAATATCTCGGGAGTATAAACCAATTAGTAATGAGCAAAGAGATAACTCTCACAGTAGAGATACATGAGATTGAGGATTATGGTACGAGGACAAGAAGCGAGATGCTAGAGGCTCTTTCAGGAGCTAATGGAGAATGCCCCTATCTTGCAAGAGATATAATCTATGGCTGGATACTCGCACTGCCTCCTTCTGCTACCTTTCGTACTTACCGAAAGAATGGACAATTCATCATCGAAAGAACAGACATAGAATGATACTAGCGATAGACTTTGATGGCGTGCTTAACGCCAGCCGATTTCCCTCCGTGGGGATTGCCGTAAGCGGAGCTGTCGATGGGATGAAAGCCCTCAAGGCTATGGGGCATACCCTCATCATATGGACGTGCCGTGAGGGGCAAGACCAGACCAATGCTATCAATTGGTTACTTGAGCGTGGTATCCCCTTCGACGGCATCAATTGCAACCTCCGTAGCAACATCGAGCGGTACCACAACGACAGCCGTAAGATCAATGCTCACCTCTATATCGACGACAAGTGCATCGGTGGGTGGCAGGGCTGGAATGCCGTGCTCCGCTATGTGGAGCAGTTAGAAGAGAGGAATGAGCAGTGAGGAGTTGACTAGTGCCACTCGTAGCACTGGTGCTTCTAAACCTACCCAAACAGTAAAACCAAAGTAGAATAACAATGAAAAACAGGAGACGATACCTACGTATGAGAGACAGGATGGTGATCGAACTCTTCGAGAAGTACTACGAACCTGAGCGACTTGACCGCTCCAAGCGTTGGGTGTACTACACGAAGATTCTACCACAAATTCCAATGAGTGAGCGGACTTTCTACCGCATACTTGAGAGGCGTAGAGAGCGTCTCAATGAACTTTCTAAAGAAGACAGCAATGAAAGAACTGAAGAAGTGGATTGAAGCCTCAATCGATGAGCTAAAGAGCGACGACCGAATGCAGGGAGAGCCTGCAACGGTAGATATAAACGCTCCTCTTGCCCTCATACAGGTGTCCATAAAGGGGCGTATACACGCCCTGAATCAGGTACTGAGAAAGATAGCAGAGCTAAGCGATGAAGCCGATAGAGACTAGGAATGACCCTTTCACGCAAGAGGAGCTATCTGAAGCTCGCAAGGAAGCAAAGGCGGTAATCGACGAGTATGATAGATTCATTGTCCTTGGCTTTAAGCCAGCCGAAGACCCACAGGAGGTGTACACCAAAGTCTACTCTTGTTGTAAGGTCAGAGACTTGGGGACTGGTCGAGGGGTTTTGAAAAAGGAAGAACAGAAACAACTGAAAAAGTAGGATAGCCTTTAGCTAATAGCCAACATTAATCTATACGTGTCTTGATTGTGGGGCGAGGTGTCGGGAGACATCCTGCCCCCTCTCTTTAAAGAACTCCGCATTCTTCCCCGAAAGAGTTGCACGTCTCCACACCTTGTACTATCTTTGTGGTGCTAAAACATACTCAGAGGGCGAAATAGATGCCCTCACCCCAATGGATGGGGGCTATTTCGTTTGACGGACATAACAGTATATGGTATCCGCACCCCCGTGCGTACGCTGTAATAGCACGCAAACCCTCTGAGTGTTTTAGCAACGGGACAGGCGGATACCTCTTTAGTTTTTAAAGAGATATGCTATACCACTCAGAACGTCTAGCTCCGACAATAAACGAGCAACAAAGAGAAGCGGAAGACCTTGCTATCCAAAAGGAGTGCCTCAAGGAGTACCTTAAAGAGATAGCTCAAGACCTCCTCGAGACCAACCCTAGCCTCCTCGAGACTTTTCCCGAGATTATCGCCACGGGCGACTCCGACTGGGTCGATGCCGAGTACTTCCTCTACTGGTATGAGGAGAATAAGGACTACGGCTTTGACGGAGGTTACCTCTGCCGAGGGCGAGAGAATGAGGTCAATTACCCTCTCATTGCTGAAGCCTGCCAACGTCTCATTGCCTACTTTGAAAGCGTCGACTAAAACCACGAAAGGAGTACCCCACCACAGGGTACTCCGTCTATTCCAAAAGAAAGAACTATCTTTGCAGTAGATAAAAGGGAGTCTCTATTGCCCCCGTACCATTGAGAAGTACGGCTAAGGCTTTAGAGGTTCCCCTTTTCTTTTATGTATAGATTGAAGCTATATGGAACTTCCTCTATACCATTCCGTACCTCCATATTGATTCTGAGGTTTACCCCTCTAAAAGTTACCTTATAGTAATGGTAACCTGTAACACCTCTTGCTTTCTTCTTTTCGTAGTTCTCTGCTGTAATATCTAGGGGTGCACTCCCAATATACTGTGCTGACTTAATGATTTTCACAATGTCTCTAGCAAATTCCTTTAAGTGGAGTTCGGTAAAGTGGTCGTAGATACTTTTCACGGAGGAACGATATATACGGACTTTCCTAGAGACTAAGTTATCCAAATCCAAGACCAGCCCTCCCTTCTCGGGTATGTGCTTCTTAGCCCATTCTCGGAGTTCTTTCTCCTTAAGTCTTGCACGCTTCCGCTTTATCTCATCAAGCTTTTCCTTTGCTCTCTTATGCATCGGGCAGAGTTGACTATCGTCGTCAGTGAGGCGAGAGCGAGAGAGGAGTCCTTGGCGACGGCATTCGGGGCAGGTGGGGATACCAGCGTTATGCGTATAGGGGTGCTGCTTAAGGTCGAAGACGGAGCCACTCTTGGCTGGGTTACTGTCTAGTCCTGCCTTGGGTTTATCTTTGGGGGCAGTAGGGGGTACAGCGGTCGCTCCCTTGTCGGTGGGTCGTACTCGGCACTTGCAGTTCCAATCAAGGGGTGGCAGGTGCTCCTCCCAAAAGGAATGCTCAATGGGGAGGATAGTACCTACGTAAGCGAGGTGGTCTTGACGCTTGTGTACGCTAGAGCTTTGTAAGTACTCAAGGTTGGGATAGAGGTCTTTGGTCTTGAGGGCTTCCTTAAACTGTACTGCACTACGAGCCTTGAGGACAGCCGTGTTATACTCCGTGCGTAGCCACTGCACGTTGTACTTGCCAATGATAGGCTGAGCGAGCTTGCGGAACTCTGCGAAGGCGCGGAGCCTACCATCAGGACGCACAAGAAGACCTGCTAAGTCCTCCATCTCTCGGTGCGTCTTGAAGGCACTCCACACCGCCATATTGTAACGAAGCTCATACTCAAAGGCAGGCTCAGGCGAACCGAAAGAGGATGCATCAAAGGCTACAGAGAGTGCCTGTTGCATTGGTTGATTGTTTGCTTCAAAGAGCGAGGGAGAGAGGGAGTCGCTATCAGCTATGGGCTGTTTGTCCTTAGGTTTTGGAGGATTGTTTTTAGCGTCTCCGTATACCTCCCGAAGAGCCTCCGAGAGGAGGTCTTCAAGGTCAATAGTAGTACCCTCATCATCTAGCTCAATCTTCCGAAGAGTAGAGTGCGTCCACTTCCGCCATAAGGTTACTAATCGGCTTTGTGTTTGCCCCACGAGGTGTGGGGCGTGAACAAAAAAAGAGGCTAGCCCCCTCTTGGTTTTAGCGGACTTTGCAGACGATGGGGACTTGGAGAACTCTGCTTCTTGCTCTTCGCTATCCTGTTCTTCATCTCTATCTTCCTCTTTCTCCTCTTTGCTCTCCTTTTCTTCGTCGGCTTCGGGCATAGGGATACCAAAGCGGTCGTGTAGCCACTCTCGGGGGATAGTCATCATTGTGGAGAGGGTGGCAAGGTCGGTGACGGAGACAGGCTCGGTGCTTTGAGGATAAGCGAATCGACCTCCATTGACGGGCAAGCCTTGCAACTCGAGGAAGGGGAGGAAGTGACGATTGAGGATGCGTTGGAGATACCGCATATCGCTTTTGTTCTTGGCTTCTTCGACCTCTTGATGCACTTCCCCGAGGCTTCTTGCCCCACGCTCTCCTGAGACCGTCGTGAGCGTTTGCCCCAAGATGCCGACGAGCATCTCTTGGTTGCAAGCATCAACAAACTGCTTGAAGGAGATGCCGTTCGAAGCACTGCTCTCTCTCATCTCCACATCAGCCTCTTTGGGAATTACCATCCAGGGGGCAGAGCCTGCACGCTCCATTGCTTGTTCGAGCTGGCGTTTGCTCTCGGGGTCGTAGGTGTTGTATTTGCCGACACGCTGGGGCATCCCAAAGAGTTCGATCCACTGAGCCCAATCGCCAAAGCCCCCACGCTTGTATATAGCAAAGGGGATAGCTCGGAGGATTACCCCATAGTCTCGAGGCTTACCCAGCACCATCAGATAGGGGTCTTCGAGATAGGAGATACCCTTGTCGTCGGTGGGGTCAAGGAGGATTTGCTGATGCTCTAAGTCGAGGTGCTTCGGAGGAATTTCGGAGACCGTTAGACCCTCATTCGTCCAGCCAAACTCTACCGCAGAGCGACCGAGGAGGCGAGCTTTCATAATGAGACGCTGTAGGGCTTCGAACTCCTCCGTATCGATAAGGTCTTTGAGGAGGTCAACCTCCTGCCCATCCTTGTCGAGGAAGGTAATATCGGCATTGACGACCGCTTGCGTACGCTTGTCGAGCGCATCGGCAAGTGTGGTGTCCACCAGCATATCCTCATAGAGGTCGTAGAGGGGAGCCACCTTACCACGGTCTGCAGAGCGGAGAGCTTGTCTCCAGTCCCCCACATCCCAAGGGCGACGATTGGGAGCCTTGATGATCAGCTCCTGAAAGACTATTGGGTTCTTCTTCATCTTGGCTATTAGCTTTTAGCAGTTGGCGTTTGGCTATTGGCAGGATAGGGTTTACCAGGGAAGCTCACAAGGTCGTGGTAGCCCATATCGGTACCCAAAACCTTGCGACCTGTATCTTTGTACTGCTCTGTGTCGTTATCCCATATTCCCCAATTGCCATTAGGGAGTTTGGTTATGGTACACTTACCATTCATTGCTGCGATTCGTATTGAGCTGGAGTTCGAATTGGTCTTCGTTGCCGTCAGCATATTTAGCTGGAGAGAGGTCGCACGTAGCTGTACCGCTTGCTATTTGTGAGCCTTTGTATAGCCACGTAAAACCTCCTCCACGTGCGAGGGCTGATGCGGTCACGTCTACACCGCCTTTGATGACTTGAGCGGTGAGGCGGAGATAGTTCTTTCCATCGCTTCCTTTCACGCCACCTACGACGAGAGGTTCTTTTCGGGGCGTAGAGAGCAGTCCACCCTGACTGTCCCTCGTGATGATACGTTGCAGGAACTCGCCCTGCGAGGTGATGTTGACGTGGATGGCAGAATCGCCTTTGTCTCCTTGGTCGCCCTTTTCGCCTTTTGCTCCTGTATCGCCCTTTATCTTACTCCACGCATACTTGGTAGGGTCTGTGCTGTCGTCCTTGGTATAGTCGGTGTAGGTGCCGATATAGAGCTTGTTGAGGGAATCGGTGACGCTGAAGCCCTGCTTGCCGTCGGCAGAGTTAGCGTAAGCGATGTGTAAGTAAGGGGTTCTGCCGTCGGCACCTGTCTTTCCTTGGATTCCCTGCTTGCCGTCAGCTCCTTTGATGAGGCTCCAGGCATACTTAGACGCATCGTTGCTGTCCTGCTCGTTGAAGTCTACGTACATACCGATGTACGCTTTACCTGTAGGATTTTGGCTGAATCCGCCTCCTGAGGCATTGTCTGCATAAGCAATGTGGGTGTAGGAGCTTCGTCCATCGTTACCCTTTTCGCCTTGCACCCCTTGGGGTCCTCTGATTCCTTGGTCGCCTTTTGCTCCTTGCACGCCTTGCAGTCCACGCACACCTTGCGGACCTCGTGCAGGCATTCCGCTGTCCTTAAAGTTCCCCGTTTCAAAGTCCCAAATACCCCAGTTGCCGTTGGCGAGGATAATGGGAGAGGGTGTTTCGATGGTATCTCGTACAGAGATGGTTGATTTGATGATTGCCATAGGTCAATTAGAAGTTAGGAGTGTGGAGTGAGAAGTTTTAAGTAATTCCTCATCCCCACATTGTATTACACAGGCGAAGGTAGCTGTAAATGCCTCGGTGACCAATTAGATGTGACACGGTGGCACATCTAGTTGGTGGGGAGGAGATTTCTATGCACATTTGCATCGGATCATAGCAGACAACTCAATATGGATGATGAGATAAGAAACCAAGCGACAGACCTCCTCCTCGAGCGAGGGGTGCAGTTTGCTTTGCCACTTCCTCGCTACTTAGCGTGGGCAATCCCCAAGCGATGGCGACAGCTAACCATTCGCCACCTCAAGGCAGGTACGATACTAGAGATAGAGCGGTTGGTGCTACAGTATAAGCTACACGACAATCCTCTTACGCCCGATGTGGCGGTCTTAGCAGAGATAATAGCTCTTGCCGTACTCAATAGTAGAAGGGGAATCAAGCTCTTCCGTCGACCACTTACCCAGTGGCTTCAGTGGGGAGTGTCGAGCGAAAGCCTACTAGAACTCTTCGGGATAGTCCGCACGCTAAATCGCCTTGAGGATTTTACGACTATTACCATCTGGACGCTCCTCACAGCGAGGATGACACAAGCGAGGATGGGGCAATGAAGGAAGGGGAGTTAAGGACTGTTGTGGACGGTCTCCATAGCCCCTTTGGACTATTGGGTAAAATCAGAATCGAGCGAAAACTAAGCTTACGAGAAGTGCTGTGGAGAGACCCTTGGATGCTCTTAGTTTTAGAGCAATCCGACCAACCTCGCACTCGCACCACCCGAGAGGGAGAAGAGCTTCCCACCATCGACAACTTCTAATGATTGAACCTTTAGCTAACAGCCAACTATGAACGCAAAACAAATCAAAGAGTGGGCAAAGCTCCTCTACTGCAAAGAGAGACTAAGCCAAAAGGAGGTGGCAGAGCGGACAGGCAAAGCCCCTCAAACTATCAACCGATGGGTAAAGAATGAGAAGTGGGACGAGCTACGTGTCTCACTCACCATTACCAAGGAGGAGCAAATCAAGAACCTCTACCGCCAGCTTGCCGAGATGAACAAAGCCATCAGTGAGCGAGAGGGCAATCGATACCCTTCCGCCAGTGAAGCCGATACCATCAATAAGCTCTCTACAGCCATTCAGAAACTAGAGACAGAGGTGGGCTTACCCGAGATTATAAGCTCCTTTACAGGCTTCTTCGACTGGCTCCGCAAGATAGACCTCGAGAAGTCCAAAGAGATTGCCCCTCTCTATGATGACTATATCAAATCCAAGCTCCGATAACAGAGTTAGCCGTTAGCCAGCCTAGAGCCAATAGCAAGCAATGAGACGACTGAATATTGACGAGAAAGAGAGCCTCAAGGCGTGGCAAGGCTATCTACTAGCCCTCATTGAGGAGAGCAGTGTAGATACCACCGAGCCTATAGAGGTACAGAAAGCACGCATTGCACAGCTCGAAGCAGACCCCGAGGCGTGGTTCAAGTATTACTTCCCCAGCTTCGCTACCTGTGAGCCTGCCCCCTTTCACAAGCAGGCGACAAAACGCCTTTTGGAACACGAGCGATGGTACGAAGTTCGCTCGTGGAGCCGTGACCTAGCCAAGTCCACTCGCTCAATGATGGAGGTGATTTACCTCGCTCTAATGGGGAGGATTAAGAACTTCCTCCTCGTCTCCAATAGCAAAGACAAAGCCGTCGACCTACTCACCCCATTCAAGCTCGTCCTGGAGCAGTCGCCACGCATTACCCACGACTATGGTGTGCAGGTGAAGGCTGGACAGTGGGAAGAGGATAAGTTTGTCCTCACATCGGGTTGCTCCTTTCGTGCGATTGGTGCTGGGCAGTCCCCTCGTGGATTGAAGAACAAAGAGGCTCGCCCCGACTTTATCCTAGTCGATGATATCGATACTGACGAGGAGACACGCAACCCCGACCGCATCAAGACGAAGTGGGAGTGGTTCGAGAAAGCTCTCTTTGCGTCTCTCTCAGTCTCGGGCAACTATCGCATACTATTCTGTGGCAACATCATTGCCAAGGACTGCTGTATCACTCGAGCAGGAGCCAAGGCGGACAAGTGGGATATCGTCAACATACGTGACAAGCAGGGCAAAAGCACGTGGAGTGCCAAGAATAGCGAAGCCGACATCGACCGAGTGCTGTCGATGATAAGCACGAGTGCCGTACAGCAGGAGTATTACAACAACCCAATTAGCGAGGGAGATGTTTTTACCGACATCACTTGGGGAGAATGTCCACCGCTCACTAAGCTCCCCTTTGCGGTCTGCTATGGCGACCCCTCTCCCAGCAACTCACGGAGCAAGCAATCAAGCTACAAGGCGGTCTTCCTCGTGGGCTTCTTGGAGGGCAAGTACTACATCTACACAGGCTACCTCGAGCAGGAGACCAACGACCGCTATGTCACTTGGTTCTACGACATCCGAGACTATGTCGGGGGCAAATGCCCTATCTACTACCTTACAGAGAACAACGCCCTCCAAGATCCCTTTTGGGAGCAAGTCCTTCAACCGCTATTCGTCAAGCATTCGGAAGCTCGTGGGCTAGTCCCCATAGCTCCCGATACCCGAGCTAAGATGGATAAGTATGCTCGTATAGAGGGGGCTTTGGAGCCTCTGAATCGACAAGGACGGTTGGTCTTCAATATCAAGGAGCAGGGCAATCCCCATATGCAACGCCTCGAGGAGCAATTCAAGCTCATTGCCCCACGTCTGCCAGCCCCTGCAGACGGGCCCGACTGCATCGAAGGTGCCGTGTGGCAAATCAACCAAAAGCTCTCCGAACTGAAACCCGACAGCGTGGTCTTTGGTGGTAGGAGACATAACCGCAAACGCTACTAACTCAATAGCCAACAGCCTATGTATATAACGACTGACGAACTCAAGACCCATCTCTACAAAGAGAACATCCGCCTAATACAAGGCGATGACGACACCATCCTGCTCTCCGCTATCGAAGGAGCGGAAGAGGAAGCTAGTGGATACCTCGCTAAGTATGACCGTAAAGCCATCTTCGCTCAGCGTGGCAACGACCGCCACGCCCTCCTGCTTATCTTCCTCAAGGATATAGCCGTGTGGCACTTTATTACCCTGTGCAATGCTGGTGCAGACCTCGACTTTCGACGCTTCCGCTACGAGCGTGCCATCTCGTGGCTCCGTGCTGTGCAAAAAGGGGAAGTATCCCCTACGCTACCGCTCCTTGATGAGGATGGAGACGGCAAAGTGGACAACCCCGAGTACCTCTACGGTAGCAATCCCAAACGATACAATCACTTCTAACTGAAAATGGAACCCGTATACATAGACATCAAGCTTCGTCAGGACGTAGATAAAGAGGCGGAGAAAGCGACCCAAGCAATCGACAAGCTCGAGAGCGAAAGCCTTGAGGCGAGCCGTAAGGCAGAGCAAGAACTCCGTGAGAGCATCGCCCTACAGAAGCAACACTTGGCTCGTCTTAAAGCGGATATCGCTAAGATGAAAATGGAGATGCAGAGTAGCGGTGATTGGAGTGCATCTCTGCTCAAGGAACCACTGGAGAAACTCCAAGCGGAGCTGATTGATGAGCTAGAGGGTCTCCGCCACCTCAAGGCGGAGCTTGAGATGACCCGACACACCAAAGAGACCTTAGCTCGCAAAATCTACCAAGTGAAGGACGCAATGGCTAAGCTCCGTTTGGAGGGGAATGAGAGTAGCCAAGCCTACAGCGACCTCTCCGAGCAGTTGGAGACGCTCAACGACGCTTATCAGGAAGTCAATAAAGAGCAACAGATGATGACCAAGGGAGCGGGTCAGTTGGAGGGAATTATTGGCGGATTGCAGGCAGTCAGCGGTGCTGTAGCATCGGTGGTGGGAGCTATTGGCTTAGTCAACGGTGAGAGCGAGAAGTACCAGCGTATACAGACCAAGGTGCAGAGCCTCCTTGCTATCACCATCGGGCTTCAGCAGGTGCATCAAGCGGTATCTGCCACGAGTGCTTTTCGAATGAAGACGCTCACTGCTGTGACAGCACTCTACACCCGTGCTGTCAAGTGGCTCTCGGTCGCTCTCAAGATAAGTGAGGTGAACGCTAAGCGTATGATGGCTGCACTCACGCTGGGGCTGAGCATTGTCATTACCTGGGCAGTCACCGCATTGGATAAGTTTGTCACTAAGCAGAAGGAAGCAAAGGAGGCACAGAAAGCATTCCAAGAAGCAGTATCCAGCTCTGCCAGTCAGCAGATAGCCAAGTTCGAGGAGCTCCGCCACGCTTACCAAGCCCTTGAGGGGGATGAGCAGAAGAAGCAGGAATTCGTAGAGAAGCATAAGCAAGCGTTTGATGAGCTAGGTGTATCCATTACCAACGCCAACGAAGCGGACAACCTCTTTGTGAGCAATGCGGATGCCTTCAAGGAGTCGCTTAAAGAGCGAGCCAAGGCAATGGCGGCCTTCGATCTTGCCGTAGAGCAGTACAAACTCGCCATCCAAAAGGAGATGGAGGCAAAGGAGCGAGCAAATAAGCCCACTCTTTGGGATAGTTACCTATCCGCCCATGCTAACCAGGGAGGAGTGTATGTATCCGCTCAAGAGATCGCCCAAGATGCAAGTAAAGACCTGCAACAAGAAGCAGATAAGATAAGAGCAGAAGGAGACAAACTCATTGATACAGCCCAAGGGTACAAAGAGAAGGCAAAGAGCTTCCTCGATAAAGCAGGTATCAATGAGAAGCAGGACAGCAAGCCTACGACCCCCACCGACACCGACACGGCAGAAGAGGAAGCCCGACGCAAGCGAGAAGCCAACTATAAAAAGTGGCTCTCCGAACGTAAGCGTGCCTACGAGACCCTTGCTAAGTATAGCCGAGATGCCGAGAAGGAAGCTACCGCTATAGAGATTGCAAGCATCAAGAACGCTCGAGAGCGAAAGCTCCGAGAGCTAAAAAACGAATACAACCAGCGGAAAGCCCTCATTGCCTCACGTCTTAAAGAAATCGCCCAGCTTGAAGCAAAGTACCACATCGATGGCTCCAAAGAGAGGGGCAACCTCAATGCCCTCTCACAAGCCCTCGACACCCAATACCAAGAGCAGATAGAAGCACAAAAGAAAGCCTCGCAAGCTATCCTCCGTGAACTCGATGCAGAGGTCTCCTCCCGACAGAGTAGCAGGCTCCAAGAGCAACTCCAAGCCATCGATACCTACTACCAGCAGGTCGAAGAGAAAGCTCGAGAGAATGCCACGAGCGAAGAGGAGCTACAAGCTCTACTCTCCAAAGCTCACACTATGCACCTCCGAGAGCGAGAGGTAGCTACTAAGGAATCAGAGCTTCGTCGCCTTGAGCTGGAGGAAAGCGTAGCTCTACGCCTGCTCCAAATGCAACAAGGGAACTTTGCCCTCCAAGCCGATGCGGAAGAAGCCTACCTCGAGAAGAAGCTCGAATTCGCTCGTAAGCGTCTTGAAACTCTCCAACAGATAGAGGCAAATGGAGGAGAAGCAAGCGAAGCGATCCAAGAAGCCAAAGAGGAGATTGAAGATCTATCTCACGCCCTTGAAGAGATTCCCAAGAAGCGAGTGAGCGAAATAGGAAAAGGAATTCAAGGCATCTTCTCTTCGCTTGCAAGCATCGGGGGAGAGCTGGGAGAGGTCTTTAGCACTGCTTCTTCAGCCATTGGCAACATCCTCTCTTCCCTCAAGAGCGGTGCCTCTACGATGGACTTACTCGGCAATGCCGTCTCAGGCATTATGCAGGTGGTGGGGATGGTTGCCGAGCAGAACCGCAAGAATGCCGAAGAGGAGAAGAAGTATGCCGAAGCAGTCGAAGCAAGCTACCACCGCCTTGCTCTCGCTCGTATCAATGCTTATAGAGCGAGCGATGACAACATCTTTGGCGTGGAGAACCCCTACAAGCGTGCCATCGCAGGTGCCAAACGCTACCGCCAAGCTATGCTCGAACTCCACAATATGATGGAGCGTCTCAGCAATGGAAAGGTGCAGACTGGTACAAAGCAAGTGGTCTCAGGGAAGAACATTGCCAAGGGAGCCCTCGGAGGAGCCGCAGTAGGTGCTGCTCTCGGTAGCATTATCCCTGGACTTGGTACACTCCTCGGAGGAGCTATTGGAGGTCTCTTTGGAGCTTTTGCTGGGGCTGTGTCTACTAAAACTGTTCCTGTCTTCAAGAGCCTTGCCTCTCAGTATGGCTCTATCCTCAAGGAGGGGAGTAAAACCTTCGAACTGAACCCCAAGATTCTTGCCGATTACGACAAGCTGGATGAAGCCACCAAGAAGCTCGTGGACAACTGGGAGGCAATACGCAAGGAGGCTCTCGAAGCTCAGAAAGAGATGCGAGAGACCTTCCAAAAGCTCTCAGGTGATATAGGTGACCTCCTCGGCAAAGCCCTTGCCGATGCCTTTCGCACGGGGGAATGGGAGAGCGAGATGGCGAACTTTGAGAAGAAGCTCGATGAGATGATAGGGCGTATCCTCGACCAGCTTATCTTTAGTGCGGTCTTTGGCGAAGAGTTTCGCAAGCTTCAAAAAGCTATGGAGGACTCCTTTGGCGTAGGTGGAGACCAAAGCATTGTAGACGACATCATCGCCTTCAAGAAGATATACCGAAAGCTTGTCGAAGAGTACAAGAAAGCGAAGAAAGAAGCTCAAGAGGAGATGGGAAACGAAGGCATCGACATCTGGAGCGAAGACTCTGAGCGTGATGCCGTAGCTCGCAAAGGACTTGCCCAAGCCTCACAGGATAGTATCAATGAGCTGATGGGTATCGCCACCAATCAACTCCTTCAGCTCCGCACCCTCGTAGAGCTACAACGTAAGCCCAACCCTAACGACAGCTACCGCTCCCTCGTCCTTGGCTCCATAGCTCGCCACGTGGCTACCATCGCCACCCACACCCAGCATCTCGAGCGACTAGAAGCTCTTGCTACTGACCTTGCCTCCATCAAGCGTGACGGAATCACCATTGCCAATTAGCAATTACACTTGATGCCTAGCTCCTAATTCTCTATGACAACTCTGATTGAGCAACCCCTAATTGCTAATTACTAATTACTCATTACTAATTGAACAAACTATGAGCATTGTCAAAACAACCATCTCCGTAAGAGATACCATCGAAATCCCAGCCCCCATCATTGGCGACAACGGCAACTGGTGGGCGTGGGACACCACCACAGAGCGGTTCGTCGACACAGGCACCAAAGCAAAGGGCGAAGACGGCAAACCAGGAGAGGACGTTGATCCTGCCCTGCTTGATGCCATTCTCTCTGAGCTAGGTGATGCTAAGACCGCAGTAGGCATACTCCAAAAGCTCACGAAGAAGCTTCAGCAAGGCAAGCTCAACATCAACGCCTTACCCTATCACCTACGCTGGCTCCTCGATGCATTCAACAACGGAGAGACCACCGTGGCTGGAGGTCTCCTCCTCTCTCGTATCATCGGACTAAGCAACCAAGAGGGACGTATCACCGCTCAACTCAGTGGATACAATAGCCCCGATGGCAAGGTGCTAAGGGCTGGAATAGACTACAACGTCCAGCGAACTAAGAGTAGAATCATCGACTATCTCAGGAAGTTAGGGTTCGACACAAGCGAATTCTCTTTTGCCCTCTCTGCAGGGGCTTCGTATGCCTATGACAAGCTCATCAATTGGGCTAAGAAACAGCCCGAGCCGTACGCAAAATTGATGGCAGACATAAGGGGGCGAGTGGTTGCTCTCCCAGATCAATTCAAGCTTACCGATGAGATAACCATCACGCATCCTACAGACACTGGGAGAGAAAGGGTAGCTATCCACCACAACGGCACAGGACATTTCGGAGAAATCTATCTGCAAGGCAACCGTATCGACTACAAGACCAGCCCCACAGCACATCCCTACCTCTCTGTAGGCTCCGCAAACGCTACCTTCATTGACGACTTCGTGGGGAGCGTTCGCACCGATGACACCCCGATCAATGAAAGCAGGGTGGAGCTTGAGTATGAGAAGAGAGATGCGTGGATACGAACCTTCGAGGCTATCGGGGATGACACTAAAGTGACTATTACCATTGATAAGCTCGTAGCCAACGTGTATAAATATAATGGTATGACTCCAGGCTATAGAAATGTCGAGTCTTTTCTTAATCTTAGTCTAGACGGCAAGCTTATTGACGACTGGCAAGGGTTTTTAAATATCGACCACCCTAATCCTGATCCTAATCCTTTTGAGCCTAGTCCTGATCCATTCGAACCACGCCCCCACACCCCGACGCTTAGCCTTATGCAAAATAGAGCAGGGGGTGGGTTTGTCGAGCGACCAGCCGAAGCATCAAACCTCGTCTATACCCTATACGTACCTAAGGGTAGACATACGCTGAAGCTCGCCATCGTGGGCAACAACGGTGGCTCCGCCACTATTGAGGGGATTCGCCTCAGTCGCTATTACGACAGTGGTGCTACCCAAACATACATCCGAGGATCTGGGCTTCGATTCTTTGGCTCTGCCGACCGATACGTGGATATCGACTACAGAGATAGGCTGTGGAGAGAACCCAATCTTAGCCTTGGGGGAACGTCATACCCATACAGCTACCAAACGACCAACCCCTACACAATGCGAGTCAAAGGCGGACTAAAAGTCGATCGTATACAAGCCGAGGAACTCGATATGCCTGGAACTCCCCTATGTGGGGCTACGTTCAACCAGTACGGAACTGAGGTGAAATCCTTTGGAAAGTATAAAAACAGAAGAGGACAGAATCGTGCTTCAGCAGATTACGATAACTCCCAAGGGATGCGGAGCTACAAGGTCTATCATTCTATCGGGCATACTAACTACTTCCCCATTGTACAGCTTACGGGGTCGCATAGCAATAACGATATGTGGAATCTCACCCCTCGTGTCTATGGGATAGAGGCGGATTGTTTCTACCTACGTATCTTCACCAATAACGACAACCCTACGCAAAACGGCTTCTCTTATGTAGCGTTTAAGACAGTGTAAAAGAAAAGGGGATTCCGTATTGGAGTCCCCTTCTTCTATCTATTTGGTTCGCTTTACTGCTCCCCTTTCTCTTTGAGAGCCTTCCACCCATCGTTGTTGATAGGGAGTGCAGTGTAAAGCTCTTGGAAGAGACGGTATACTTCATCGTAATTGCCTGCCTCGTACGCTTTCTTGATATCGATTTCCGCCTGCTCCATTCTTGCGTTGGGAATATAGGCGATGATGTTGTCCACCCCTTCTTCTTTATTGGAGCCCAAGATACGGAGGTCTCTAAGCTTAAAGAAGTAGTCATCGAGATGGTATTCAGAGCCATCTTTAGAGCCTAGGTTATTGATAATCATCTCGCCCCACATCATTATCCGCTCGTTCTCTACATCCTTCTGCTTGTCATTAATGGATAGATTAGCGTCTATCTTTCCCGACAAAGGATCGGTAAATAGGAATACACTTGCTTGCTCAACCACTTCTCGAGGGGTGAGGATGGGGTACTCTACGGGGTCTTTAGTATCGGTTTCTGCTTTCATAGTGGGATTAGCCTTTACATTGATATAGAGCATTGCCCCTGGGTCGAGGACTTTGCTTTTCTCTTTCTCTTGTGGTTTCTCTCGGCACCCTGCGAGAGCCAAACCCAAGAGGAGGGCGATGGTAAGTAATAGGCTTGTTCTTTTCATATGCTATTTGGCTTAGTGAGTTCTTGTATACGACAAAGGTAGTGCTTTTCTCACGAAATGGTGCCGTAGGATTTGCTCGTCTCAAACCTTTTCTCTACCTTTGCCACTGTCAAAACACTACGAGGACGGTGTAAAGTCCTCACCCCATACATAGGTCGAGGGCTATTTTTATATCCGTCCGTAATATATCAAAGACCGTAATCGGATACTCGTACCCCTGTGTGTATGCTGTAATGGCGCACAAACTACCTCGTGGTGTTTTGACAGCAGGACAGGCGAGTATCCTCTTTTTATATCCCAACAAGTTATGTCATATAACCACGACAACCGTCCAGCTCAGACACTAAACGAGCAAAGTAGCAACCAACCCACGGCTACGAGCCAAGAGCTAAAGGCTAGCAATCAGGAGCCTCTGAAGCTCCTCCAAGAGACCCAGCTCTGCGGAGCCACCCTCTCCGTCTACGGCACCCCCATCGAACCGCTATTCAAAGCGAAAGAGGTTGCCGAGGTGTTAGATTACTCGAAAACAGGCGAAGGGTACTACGACACTTCAAGAATGCTTGGAACGGTAGATGAGGATGAGAAGCTACTACGAACGATATTCGTAGCAGGTCAGAATCGGGAGATGTGGTTTCTCACCGAGCAGGGGCTTTACGAGGTCTTGATGCAGAGCCGTAAGCCCATTGCCAAGGACTTCAAGCGAGGGGTCAAGAAGATACTCAAGGGCATTCGCACAGGCGAGTACCACCTGAGCAACACCTTCATCAGGCGTACGAACCGCCTCCTGCAGTCTGCCGAAGACCGTATCCAAAGCCTCCGTAAAGCAATCGAAGAGGTCGACAAAAAGCTCCCGACCTTCGTTAATCGCCAACAGCTAGTAGCCAACAGAGCTCTGCTAAACACCGCCCCCATCGCAGGCATCGAGCCAATCATCCTGCAAGGTAAAGCTTGGTACCCACTCAGTGACCTACTCAAGAGACGAGCTAAGAACAAATACCCCAAGACGCAATATTACCTTGACCGCTATCCCGACCGCACGATGGTCTACTATCGGACGAACTACTGCGATGAAGCACTCGCACGCTACATAGTAGCTCGTGAGGAGCTACGCCAGCGTCAAGCCGAGCTCGCAGTGCCTCGCCTTGATATGTCCGACCTCTCGGAGACTAAAGCTATCGCAGGGGGAGACAGCTCTTCCAGCGATGTTGAGTTAGACCCACATGGTATCACTATTAGATTTTGATGTACTATGACTACTATCACCAAGGACTCTCTCACTATCTGCATCAAAGACAATACAGGCTTTGATATGTGGCAAGGCATCATCACAGCACTCATCAAGGTACAGGAGCTAGCCATCCGCTTTGGCGATGAGCGGGTCGATGACAGCACCGCCTACTACCTCTCGAGTCTCCTACAAAGCCTCGTAGACATCCAGCGATAACCGATATACTACATACTCTCACAAACAATACGCTTACAAACGAAAGGGGTACTCCACCACGGGGTGCCCCTTTTTCAATTACCAATTAGTAATTGAAAGCACCCCCTCTCGACTCTCTCAAAACTCCTCTTGCAAATTACTAATTGATTCGTGCCACGGTGTCGCATTCGCTTGGTGGTGGAGTTGGTGTAGTCTATCTTTGCCTTTAGCCAATCGCCACCAATATGAACATCAGTGAATTTGCCAAGCTCTTCCCCGAGAAGATGAGAGAGGTGACCCACTACCTTGAGGGGGATGGGGTGAAGAGCGACATAGGGCGAGTAGCCTTGGAGCACGTCGAGCGGAACTTCGAACAAGAAGGCTATGTAGACGAAGCCCTCAATCCTTGGAAAGAGGTGGAGCGTCGTAAGCCCGACTCCCCTTGGTATGGACACTCAGGACAACTAGGCAAACCGTCCAGCGAGCGAAAGGAAGCCCCCATCCTGCACGGTGAGACTAGAGAACTCTCCCGAGCCACCCGAATGGAGCTTACCCCTGAGGGTGTACGGCTGATTAACAGCACGCCCTATGCGGCAGTGCATCAGTTCGGCTTGCCTGCCAAGATATACGGTAAGAAGCCCTTTACGATGCCCAAACGCCCCTTTATGGGACGCTCCAAAGTGATGGAGGCGAACATCCGCAAGAAGATACTCGACCGCCTGAAGCAACTTGTCAAATAATAGCCTTTAGCTGTTGGCTATTAGCTATAAGCCGTTAGCTGACAGTTCATTTCTCATTTCTCAATGATATGAAGTCCCTATACCTATCCCTTAGCCAGCACCTTAGCGAGACTTGCCCCTTCCTCCGTACGATAGACATCGATAGGGGGCAACTCAGCACACCCTATGGAGAGAGTTCTCGACCCGAGGTAGCTTTCCCTTGTCTGCTTATCCGCATTAGTTTGCAACGACGCATTGACCTTACGCCTACCGAGCAGGAGTGCGATGCAATGATTACTCTCGCCTACGCTACTGATAGGGTTACCGATACGGCTCAGCATATCAATAGCCCACGACGAATGGAGGGATTAAAGCCTTACGATGAAGTGGAAGCTATCTACACCGCCCTCCAAGGATGGGATAGTGAGGGCGAAATATCCCCACTGAGTAGAAAGAGCCAAGAACCACTCCAGCTCCATAAGGGACTTTTTGCCGAGCAATTGACCTTCGAAACGACCTTTCAGCAGACGCTATGAACCCGAATGAAATCTACTTTGCCCGAGGGGGTAAAGGGGAGCTGTATAAGTTTCCCCCACGAAAAGAGCCACCTCGCAACAATTGGCAAGACGGTGTCCTCGAGGTCGACCTCACGAATCCTCAATGGGCTAGCTACTCAATGGAGCTTTCTTTCCTTGTGGGTATGAACTCCGACAAGCGTTTTTCATTGAATCCATCGCAAGCCTACGAGGGTACAATATATACCGAGCTACTCCGCAAGCGTACGCCACGTCTGATCCCTTATACAGTACACCTGCAGTCGGTCTCGAGTTTGCGATACCACCGCAGACTAGCTACGGCAGAACTCTCTTGCACTTACGAGGTGCTTAACCCCACAGAGGTATGGCGGTATATTGCCACCTACAAAGCGGAAGTGGCACCAGTCACTAAGCAGATGGTAGAGCTAAGTGACACCGACTTGGGAGACCTCGGTATCTATGTGACTAGTATCTATGACTTCGCTCTTGCTCCTGACGTGGAGAAGGGCGTGCGGTGGCTCTCCGATTCTGCTTTTCGCTCGGGAAGAAACATTTTCAAGACGAACGAACTCCCACGCTTTGAGACTAAGGAGATAGAGATGCGTTGTGCCATCGCCTTCCAAGAGGAATCCCAGCTACAGGCTACCCTTGGGGCATTAGCACGATTGCTACTCCATAGCGAAGAGCTTAGTATCAATGGGAATAGGTGCTACTACACCCAAATGACCGACTGTAAGCTCTCCAATCATCGCTTTACCTTCTCTCTTCATTTCCAACTCTTTTAGCTTTTAGCCAATAGCCAACAGCCAAAAACAATATGCTCATCCACAATCTCGGTACTGATATAGAAGTTCACCCCAGCGACAGCTCCGAGCTGGTGGCAGGGATAATGCAAGCGTCTACATTTACGCTACACTTCAAGCACAATGAGGTTCTCAATCTGCATCAAGGAGCTACGGTAGAGTTCCAAGGGGAGATCTTTACACTCATCTACCCTGAGCAGATTAAGAAGCTCTTTAAGGGGTACTACGAGTATACGATAACCTTTCACGGTACAGCGGAGCGATTGAAGCAGAAACTCCTCAAAGATCCCTCCAATGTAGCTCGCACCTCCTTTGTTTTCGCTGGTACTCCTACCGAGTTTGCTCGGCTCATCGCACGCTCTATGGGCGATGGCTGGACGGTGGGGCAGTGCCTCAAGACCTCGTACGATAAAACAGTTGCCTTTCGGCAGGATACCTGCTGGACAGCACTTGGACGGATTGCCCAAGAGTTCCAGACGGAGTGGGTGATAGAAGGCAAGACCCTCTCCTTTCGCAGGCACGAACGCTATAAAGAGAATCCCCTGCCAATGAGCTACGGAATGGGGAACGGATTCCGCAGTGGCGTGAGCCGTAGGGGAAACAACGACAAGCTCCCCATCAATCGACTCTATGTATTGGGAGGCAGTCGCAATATCGACCCCACGAGCTATGGCGAAGCCACCCTCCATCTTCCAAAGGATTGGCAAGAGGAGGCTCAGATGGATAGGCTATATCAGTTCCTCCGTACTGACTCCGAGGGGAAGTATATCAGCGTCTTAGACCTTAGTGGGGTGGGAGCGGAAGGCTCTGTAGAGCTTACCGATATCTATCCCTCTAGAGTGGGGACAGTCTCTAAAGTGCTAGAGGTCGATAGGGAAAAGCACTTCTACGACATCGTGGACGAAAGTATCCCTGCTAACCTCGATTACAACGACTACCGCATACCAGGGGAGAAAGCTATCCTCAAGTTTCAGTCAGGCGACCTCGCAGGACGAGAGTTTGAGCTGAAACAAGCGGAAAAAGCCCTCACAGGCTACCACCACCTAGAGCGACGCTTTGAGCTTGTACCTAAGGAACAAGACGGCTTTATAATGCCTTCTCCCGAATGGTTGCCCCACATAGGAGACAAGTACGCCATCTTTGGCATAGCCCTGCCTCAAGAGTATGTGGAGCGAGCCGAACGAGAACTCCTCGAGGAGGCTATTCGGACGCTAGACGAACGGAGGCGACCGCAATATACCTTTGAGGGGGAGGTTGACCCCATTTGGGCTTCCAAGCGGTGGCTTGAGATAGGAGGCAAGTTTGTGCCTGGTGGACATATCCTCTTCTCCGACCCTGAGTTTCACCCCACGGGGACAGTCATCCGCATTGTCTCCATTACCCAAAAGGTCAACAACCCCACGGCACCTACGATGACACTCTCCACCGCTCCTGTCTCAGGGAGTTTTCTCTCTAGAGTAGACAAGAGCGAGGCAGAAGAGGTGCTGAATCGAAAGCGAAACGAAGAGCTACAGCGAAATCAAAAGCAAAGCTACCAACAAGCCCTCGAGCATATCGCAATGGTTGAGAAAGCAGTAACCGATGTGGAGGGCTTTACACAGCGAATTAAGCCCTCTATCATTGCATCCTTGTGGGAAGCCAAGCGACGCAATTCGACTTTGTCCAAGCGGTCGGCTCCCTTCAGTCAGCTCCTTTCTTCGTCAACTACTCTCCAGCCACACAGCGAGTGAAGATAAGCCGTGGAGTTGTTTGCCACAAGACCTACAAGATAGAGGGGATAACCAACCACCGTAAGCCCACAGACTACCACTATTGGACAATTCCCGAGTATATCTCTCCAGCCCTCACAGAGGATGCGGAGAGCTACTACATCTATATTCGTGTACGAGAGGATAGCAAGGAGGGTGTCTACCTTCTCTCTAAGGATCCATTGCCCTTCATTTCCGAGGATTCTATACACCTTCTTGTGGGGACACTCTCCAGCGTCATTGAGGGGGATAGAGCCTACAATCGGCTCTACGGCTTCGCCTCCATTAGCCCAGGGCAAATGACGGTTGATTCTATTGCTAGTGCCAATGGCAATATGCTTATTGACCTTGCTCAAGGGAAGATTACTGCAAGCTCTGTATCCTTCCGCAGACCCGATGGCAACACTACGGATGTAGGCAGTGCAGTGGATGAAGCCAACGAGAAAGCTAACGAAGCCTACGACCTTGCCAACAAACCCGAGTGGGCAATAGAAATCATTGACAAGGAAAGACCTTACGCACCGCCACTACTAAGTGACAAGCGTCCGCAAGCTACCTACACCTACCAAGCTTACCGCAATGGTAAGCCCATCGATGTCCCTTCCTCTCTTATCTCGTGGCACAGACGTAACCCCTATGAATACGATGATGAAGGGGTCTCGGATACTGCTTGGGAGAATGCCCACCGCCACGACAAGGAGATTGTGCTTACCAAGCGTCAAATCCTCGGAGAAGCAACCTTTACCATCACGGCTGACCCCGAGGAGTTGGAGGCTCATTACATCTCCAAGCAGGGAAAATGAAGAAATATGTGCCACCGTGTCACATCTATTTGGAGGAGAACCAAAAAGCTACCACCTTTGCGTTGTAACCTGAGGAGCGAGCTAGTTTTTAGCCTTTGGCTCTTAGCTATTAGCCAACTGCGAGCTCCTCACTCCTAACTGCTAACTAAAAGGATGAAGACTTTCATACTGCACGACGAGAGTGTCAATAGTTACGGCTTCCGAATGCTCACCCGAGGAGCCGTGCTAGAGGAGTTCCGCAAGAACCCCGTGATGCTCTACAACCACGATGACCGAGAGATGCCCATCGGTCGCTGGGAGAATATCCGCATAGAGGGCAATCGTATACTAGCTGATGCCCACTTCGACGAGCTAGACCCTCGAGGTAAAGAGATTGCTCGCAAAGTAGATGCAGGCTATATCAATGCTTGCTCTATTGGTGCGTGGGTATTGGAGAGCGACAGCGATGCCTCACTATACATCGACGGTCAAGACTCGCCCACAGTTACTCGATGGGTAGTGCGTGAAGCCTCTGTCTGTAATATCCCCTCCAACCACAACGCCCTTGCTCTATACGACGCAAGAGGGAGGCGAGTGGCTGAAGACGACATACCCTCCATCTTGGAGCTTACCGACAAACAAACAACCCTAACTATAGAACCACACAAAACAATGATCCAAGAACTGAAAGCTATCCTCTCACTAGCTGACAACGCCAAGGAGGAGGACGCTCTAAAAGCAATTCAAGCTCAGAAGGAGCAACTAGCTACTCTGCAAGACGAAGTGGAGAAGCTCAAAGCAGAGAAGCAGGAAGCTGAGGCGAAAGCTCTCTCCGACAAGAAAGCTCATTTCACTTCACTCCTCGACTCCGCTATGCGTAATGGAACCCTTGCTGAAGGACAAAAAGCTCACTTCACAAAGCTCTTTGACAGTAATCCTGATGAAGTGATTGCTCTCCTTGAGGCGATGCCCAAGCGTAGAAGCGTCTCGGAGCAACTCCACGATGCTCAAAAGCAATCCGCCAAGAGTGAGCTCCTAGAGATGTCTTGGGACGACCTCGACCGTGCAGGACGTCTCCAAGAACTCAGAGACACCGCTCCCGAAGTCTACACGGAAAAGTACAACCAACGCTTCCACACAGCCCTGTAACTCCTAACTCCTAACTAGAAAATACTATGGCTCTACAAAAAGAAATATGGCTTGACCACCTTGTGGGGAATCTCTTCCCCGACAACTCCTTCCTCTCAAAGTCCTTCAATGCGGATCAATTTGTCCGTGCTGGTAAGGTCGTTCACATCCCTAATGCTGGGGCTAAGCTCTCCGCCTCAGTCGGCCCAATCTCTCGCCCCAAGACCGCTACAGAGACTACCGACACCGAGCTGACCTTCGAAATTAAGGAGATATATACTGACCCTCTCTACATACAGAATGCGGACAAGTATGAACTCTCCTACGACAAGCGAGATGCTGTTCTCTCTGCTTGTAGGAGTGCTTTGAGTGACAAGGTAGCTACTGAAATCCTCAAGAGCTGGATTGGTACTACTACCAAAACCAAGATCATCGGCACTACCTTCTCTCGTCAGGACGTACTCAAGGCACAGACTAAGCTCAACGAGCAAGATATCCCCCAAGAGGGTCGCTATCTACTCCTAGATGCTAAGTGCTACGAGGAGCTACTCAGTGACCTTACAGAGGTGCAAGCTAACGCCTTCCTTGCTACTGCTAATGCCTCTACAGGTGTAGTGGGCAAGCTCTACGGATTTGAGGTAATGCTCCGCAGTTCACTTATCAATGGGGTATCTGCCTTCGCTTGGCACAAAGACTATGTATGCCGAGCTCAAGGCGACCACGAGATGTTTGAGCAGGAAAACGACCCTCACTACTACGGCGACGTACTCTCCTTCCTCGTCCGTGCAGGGGGAATGTATATGAAGACAAGTGCCATCGGCACCATCCCCTTCGAAAAGAAGGCTGGTAGCGTCTAATTACTAATTGCTAATTGGATTGATATGACTGCCGAACTAATCACCGTCATAGCCTCCGCCCTCACCGCCATCGTGGGCGGTGTCGTGGGGTGGCTCAGCGGACGACGCAACCGAGATAATGACTATCTCCAAAAGCAACTCGCCAGCGTAACCCTCCTCCTCGAGAATAACAAGTATATAATGGCTCAGTATACCGAAGCTCAAGAGAAGGTCATCGCCTTGACGGACGAAAACGCTACCCTCAAGGCGACTATACGCAACCTAGAGAATGAGATGGCTCGCCTTCGACGCAAGAACGAGGAAAACAAGCGTAAGATTGACGAGATGCAGCGCAAGATAGATACCTTTTTTTCCCCCGATGAAAAAGCGTAGTCCTCTTCTTTTTACTCTTCTTCTTTCGCTCCTCCTTGGTGCCTGCAGTAGCCGTCCGAAGAGGGTGGTATTGCCCCTCCAGCAGACTACCGAGGAGCGACTGAAGGAGGTGGAAATAGCAGGCGACTCTACCTCTATCCAACTAGCGTTCGACTGCTCTTCAGATAGCCTCCGTTCGTCTTCCGTACGACAGCTCAGCTACAACCAAGGAGAGACCTCCACCGCCCCTCGCATTGAGTGGCACGTGGAGCGAGATACAATCACCCTCACCGCTAAGACCCCTAAGCAAGTAGTGCATACCATCGAAAAGGTCATCACTAGAGAGGTACCACGAGAGGTGGAAGTGGTGCAAGAAGTCAACCGACTCTCTTGGTGGCAAACGACCCTCCTATGGATAGGTGCCTGTTCGCTATTAGCTATCGGCTTGTGGCTAGTACTTACGCTCCAGCGATTAATCGCAAAACCATAACTCCTAAATCCTAATTACTAACTCCTAACTGATTATGTCAACCGTAACCAATGCAAAATACAAGGTAGCTCAGCTCTACACCGCTGACCCTATTACGTCCGAAGCAGGCATCGCTACCGCAACGTGGAAGAAATGCCCCTTCACGCTCCGAGACGACATCATCACCATCAAGAGTGATGAACCCGAAGTAGAGGAACTATATGCCCACGAGCAAGATGCTCCCGTAGAAGTCGACTATGAGCAGAAGCCCACTACCGTCACAGGTAGCTTTATCAACCTTACTGCAGAGCAACTCATCGAGTTCTTTGAGGGGGAAGCCCTCACTGGTGACAAGGGGGTCGCTCTGATGGGTAAGCTCAAGAAGCTCAACGTGGCTCTTAAGATAGAGAGCCGTAGTGGCAATAGCTTCATCATACCCAATGCACAAGGATTCGTGCAGAAGGACATCGGTATCGGCAAAGGGGGGGTAGCTAAGTTCCCCTTCAAGTTTACTGCTACTATCGCTTCGCCTGAGTGGAACGCTGAAATACTGTACGTAGGAAAATGATTAAGCGAAACAACCCTGGGAACATCCGAGCTACTTCCACCAAGTGGCTCGGAGAGAACACCCCTAAAGGAGAAGCCTTCTGCCACTTCCGAGACCTGCTCTATGGATGCCGAGCAATGCTCAAGCTCCTCAAGCGGTATATCGATGTGAAGGAGTGCAACACTATCCGAAAGGTGGTCTCACGCTGGGCTCCTCCTAGCGAAAACAACACCCGAAGCTACATTGACTATGTAGCTCGCTCGATGGATACCCATCCTGATGATGACCTTGTCGTTGATAAGGATACCCTCATCCGCCTTGCCTCGGCAATGACTTGGATGGAACACGGACAAGCTATCCCTCGAAATACGTGGGAGAAAGCATTCAATATGATATAAGATAATGCTGTTTATTCATATGTTGTAGTTAGTAGAGGGAGGCAGAGAACATAAAAAGAGCCTCTGTCTCCCTCAGAAGCTCTCACCCTTCTGAAAGTTAAGGTGCCGATACACCAAGACAGAGGCTATAAGTCCTCGTCGGTGTATCGGCACCGTCATTTAACTACGTATGTGAGAGACAATGCAAAGATACGCATTACACAAGACATTCAGAAGATATGAGAGCCTTAATCAAAACCCCAATTACCTACTACGGAGGAAAGCAAAGCTTGCTGAAGCATATCCTTCCCCTCGTTCCTCCTCACCAACGCTATACCGAAGCCTTCCTCGGTGGTGGAGCACTCTTCTTTGCTAAGGAACCAGCCCCTAGCGAAGCAATCAATGACCTCAATGGCAACCTTATCACATTCTTCCAAGTAGCGCAAAACCAATACCCTGCCCTCAAGGCAAAGATTGACGCCACGCTACACGCTCGTGACACCCACGCACACGCAGGGAATATCCTCGCAATGCCCTGGTTCTACTCTCCTGTTGATGTTGCTTGGGCTATATGGGTACGTTCCAAACAAAGCTTCGCAAGTCGCCTTGATGGTGCCTTTGGCTATGACTTTGGTGGTGGTATGCCCAAGCGTACTCGCAATGCCAAAGATAGCTTCACTCAAGCTATCTGCGACAGGCTTCAAGGCGTTACAATAGAGAGCCGTGATGCTCTCCAAGTTATCCAATGCTACGACTGCCCCGACACCTTCCACTTCATTGACCCTCCCTACCTCAATAGCGACTGTGGACACTACAGCGGTATGTTTGGAGAACCGCAGTTAGATGCTCTTCTTGAGCTTCTTGTCTCGCTCAAGGGCAAGTGGATGCTCACGATGTTCCCCTACGACAAGATACTTGCCTATGCCTCAGCACACCACTGGACAATCCACCGTGTAGAGAGACGTATCTCTGCTTCTAAAACCACCCGTCGCAAGCAAGAAGAGTGGCTCGTCACTAACTACTAAGCCCCACCGCACCGAGCCTCTTGTAGTACTGCTACTACTGTCGTCCCCCATTGTAGTGCGACTAGTGCTATAGCTCACCTTGTTGTGCTTTTAATAGCGTAGTTCCTATTGCTACGCTGTAGGTGTTATAGAGCCTAGCAACCACCTTACACCCTGAATAGCGTTCGACCGCCCTCCGTATACCATTCGGAAGGCGGTCGGTTTTTTATACTAAGTACAACCCTAATGAGAAGTTGATGGGATAGGTGGGGGGTGATAGGTCAAAATGAGAAGGTGTGGCAGGACAAAATGAGAAGGTGTGGCAGGTCAAAAAAGTGAGGTGTGCGACCACTCAGAGGACATTTCGTTTCATAACCAAATGTTAAAAGGGCATCTCTCGCAAGACACCCTCAGAGGACATTTCGTTTCCTACTTTTCAAAATCACCCCTTCAACCTCAACCTACCCTCAGAGGACATTTCGTTTCATAACTCGGAGGACATTTCGTTTTTGCCGATATATTTACTTCCAATGGCTAAGGTAGTAAAAAAATATTTTACTCAAGATGCTCTTCTAGCTTCCTCAAAATAAGCTTTAGCTACTCGACTTGCGAAATCGAGCTACAAGGTGCGTAAGCTACGATTGTGCGATATTTGCAAAGTCGTGATATGGCGGGGAGATCGATACCAAAGGGAAGATTGTGGTATATTTGCACTGTCGGTCACGGCTATGGATATACTATAAGTAGCTATACCCACGTTATTAGAATGCTTATGAGACATAGACTCCTATATATATACAAACCTATCTGCCTGCTACTGGTCACGCTGCTTACGGCTTTGCTGGGGCTAGAGGCGCAGTCCGCAGACTACGCACCGCTCCGTGAGGGACACTGGGCGCGTTTCTCGGTGACACGTACGGGTGTGCATAAAGTGACCTTTGCGGCACTGCGCGAGGCGGGCATTGCGAACCCAGCCGAGGTTCGTCTCTTCGGGCGGGGCGGAGCGATGCTCAGCGAGGTGCTAGAGGATAATAGTTTGCAGCTCACGCCTGTCCCCATCTATGTGGCTGATGAGGCGGTTTACTTTTACGCTACGGGTACGACCGAATGGATCCCAGAGCTGTCGCAGCAGACCTTCCGCCACCAGCAAAATATCTACAGCAATAAGGGGTACTACCTAGCGACCGATCGCACGGATCTACCGGCACAGAGCATCGTGGTGCCACAGGGAGCGCAGCAGGCTACGGAGACGACTGTGCGGACGAGCTTCTTGGCGCATGTGGTACATGAGGAGGATCGCCACTCGCTGCGTGCCTCGGGACGTAAGCTCTTTGGTGAGCCTATCGGGGGGCATCCGCTCTCGGTGTCGCTCTCGTTACCGACGCCACTGGTGCCAGCAGCCGAGGGACAACTAGGCGTGGCTTATGTGGGGTTGCCAGCTAAAAAAGAGACGCTGGAGCTGACAGCGCAACTAGGAGGTGAGACGTACAAAGATATTATCAAGAGGAGTGAGGATGGCTCCACGAGTACCTATCTGGCGGGGATCTATCACGCTAAGCGCTTTGCTACCCACCTTACCTCTGAGGCTCAGAGCGTGGAGGTGCAGCTGCAAGTGTCGCCAGCGGGAAGACCTACTTATCTAGACTATGTGACATTGGTGGCACCAGTCGCTTTGCAGTATGGGGGCAAGGGGCAGTTAGCCTTTCGCAATTTCTCTGCAACCCCAGGAGCTATCGCAGAGCATCGTATCGGGGTGACAGGCTCTGCTGGTGCGCTGCAACTGTGGGTACGTACTGCCGGGGGGCAGGTGATGAGCTTGCCCGTGGCGGAGCAGGGTGGTGCCTTGACCTTTACGGGAGCGGTGACTGACGGAGCAGGGAGGCCTGTGGAGTACACGCTCTTTGCCCTGACAGATGCTTACCCTGTGGAGC